TATTTACTGCTACAACAGTTGCTGTTGTTGCTTTAGTTGCTCCACCACCAAGAAAAGCAGCTGCAGCTGCGCCACCAGCGACAAATGCGGCGTTAATTTCAGGGACATTTTCATACGCAGCGGGACGGATTGCGGCGCGGCGGGCTGCTTCGTAGGTGAACTTTCGGTACTCTTCTTCTGTGCAACCAAGGGTTGCAATTAGCTGCTTTTCGTACGGAAGCAGCGGTACGCGCTTAACTGACGGAGCGAACACCAGCTCACTTTTTCCAGCTCTGTGTTGATGTAAAGGACTCCGCTCAGCCATACGACGGCAAATGCCCAATTACCTTGGGTCATCAACAACACGTCTCCATCGTACTCAGGACGATCAACCCTCACCCCCCAACGCAGTAGATCCCTCAAGACCTTGTAGCTGGAGGCGTTGTACCAGTCCTCGTTGAACTCTGGCCTGACAATGTCAAGACGTTCCAGCACTGTGTAAACGAGGTGGATGCAGTCGATTTCGCCGTCGCTGCCGTCCGCGCCAAGCCTGTATCGCAGGCCGACCAGATCAGCGCAGTCGGACATTGGCCGAGGTTGGGATGTTGCCGATCAGTGATTGCGTCAGCCGGCGCAACGGTACGTCCGAGCCAACGGCGTCCAAAATCGTGTTAAGGCTCAGCGTCAGGCTGGTTTCGTCCCATTGGCCGGCTGCCACTTCGCCGTTGTATTGGTGCATCAAAGTGCCGACGCTGGTGTCCTCTGGATCCAGCGCCATGACGTAGACGCGGGCGAGCCAGCGCTGTTGCACTGCATTCAATGCCCAGGCCCTGGTCAACTCGTTGTTCGGGAAGACCAGGGTCGCTTCGGTGTTGTCGCCACTGCGGTTGACGGTTACGCCGCTGAAGCCGTAAGGCACAAAGGTGTACTCGTCGCCTTGGAAGGTGGCCGTGGATTGGATGAAGAAGTTTTGGAAGTAGAAGCTGGAGGTTGCTTTTTGGTTTTGGAGGCGTAAGTAGTTGCCGAGTGCGATGTCCATCAGATTCCAAGCCTCCGGCGGGTGGTGACGGATTGCTGCAGGCGGCGTAGTGCCAACTGCTGGCCGCGTTCAGCGCCTTGGCTGGCAGCCTGCTGCAGGCCGGCCTGGAATTCTTGGTTGGTGACGTAATCCACGTTGTTGATGCGTTCGACGTTGTAGCGGACATCGATGGCAGCTGGTGCCATTGTCGCCGTGCCGCCGCCCGATGTCTCGTCGCCGCCGGAAAGAACAGCGTTGCCGCGTGCTCCAGCTGCATAGCGATTCATTGCCGACTTCATCTTGCTGGCCGGAATCACATATTCCGACTCGCCGCCCTCGCCAATAAGTGCTCGGGTGGGGCCGGTCACAAACCCGCCTTCGGCAAAACCGGTTAGACCCAGCGAAGTACCGAGAGCATTGAAACCTTGATTTAGGAATAGGGTTCCTAGGCTCCCCAAAATATTGCTGAGAAGCTCGCCCCAGGTTTGTGTGCCAGCGATAAGGCCTTCCACAGCACTGGTTATGTTTCCTGTGATACTAGTGTAAATATCTTTCCATAGTTGTTTTTGTGCTTGGATAGCTTTGTTTTGTGCTTCAAGATCTCTGATAGTTAAGGCAGTGGCTTCGGCAACATCTCGCGTAACTCCTGGTTTATCGGCAAGGTCGGATATTTGCTTTTGCAGTAAATACTCTTTCTCTGTACCTTTAATTTTGGCTTGTAGCAACGCAATTTCTTCGTTTGCTCTTCCCAAGGGGTCTTCACTGTTCAATAGTTCAGAACGCTTGAGGTCGATCTGATATAGGTCTTCCTGCAAGCGAAGCTGCGAAGCATAAATATCGTTTTCTTGTGCGGCAAGAATAAACCGCCGCTCCTCTTCGCTAAGGGCTTCTTTGATTTTTTCGGTGTATTGGGCAATCCTTTTGGCCCGCTCCAAGTCAAACTCAGCAATCCGCTTGGCTTTATCGTCGCCGGTAGTGGCCTGAACTTGTAGTTCCAAACCGGACAAAACAAAACCTGTTTGTGCTTCTCCAAGTTGCTTGCTTCTTTGTTTCTCGATTTTTTCAATTTCTTTTCTCTGCCTTTCAAACTCCTTTGTAAGTCTTTCTTCGGCTGCAAGCTGGGCTTCAAGACGGTCGGACCTAAGCTGCTGCAGAGACAAACGTTCCCGAGCGTCGGCAATAGCTATTTTTTCTGCATTTCCTTGTGCTTCTGCAATTTCAAGTTCTTTTTGTTTCTGTATAACAAGTTTTTGCTGATTAAACACAGCCTGATTTGTTAGGTCATTACCTAAAGCAGCAAGTTCAGTTTGAGCCGTAAGCAAACGGACTTGCTGGTCAAAACTGACAGACTTTTGCTGCTCCAGTGCTGCGCGTTTTTCAGCTGCTTGGTTGATTTCTTTTTGAAGAGTAATAATTTGTGTGTCGATACCTTCAAGGTCTGAGAATGACGCATTTCGTCTTTGAGCAAAAAGAAGTTGTATTCTGGGATCTGTAGATTCACGAGCTTGGCTAAGTACATTAGCCCTTTCAAGACGGGTTGCGACAGAACGAACAGGCCCTTCTAAAAGTTTTGCCAAACCCGCCTGTAGCTGAGTTATTAGTTTTGACCACTCGTTACTTAAAGAAACAACAGCATCGCCGTAGTCCCTAAGGGCTCGTACACCATCAAAACCTACGATTTTTGCGAGTTCTTCGGTTGCTACGGCAAGAGCCTCATCCTGTCTGCCGAGTTCGTCTAATTTTCTCAGGTACTGTGCTGTTTCTGTGTTTGTTGCTCCAAGAGCTGGGATTAGTTTTTCGACATCTAGCGTCAGCGGATTTAGTGCTGCACTTAGTTCGGCTGCTGAGGCCCCAAACTGATCGAAGATTTGACCAAGTGCACTCAGGCCAATCTGTGCAGCCAACGCTTGTGGTCCGGTTCCGAGCGCACCACCAAGACCGCCACCAATAACTGCACCGGGGCCGCCGCCAAACAACAGAGGGAAACCCGCGCCAAGTGTTATGTTTGCCAGTTTTTCGTTGCGTTGTTTGCTTGCAGAAGCAGCTTTTGTTTGTGCTTCTGTTCTAGCTTTGAGTCGTCTATCAAAGTCATCAAGACTCTCTTTGTTGGCTTGCTTTTGACGCTCAGATATAATATCAATCTTATCTAGCTCAGCATTTAGTTCTTTTTGAATAAACTCAAGCTCTCTAAAGTTTGCTTTTTTATCAAACTCTGCCTCAATAAAAGCAATTCTCTTTGCGTATTCTTGCCTTAGTCCGAACTCCCTTCTAACCGCTGCTTCTGCATCTACCGCAGAAGCACGGTCGCGAGGAAGTGGCGCACCTCCCGGACCAAAAAATTCTCCGGTCGTACCTGAAATTGTGCGTCTTACAACGCCACCTGAATCAAAGGCAACAGGATCTCTGTTACCCCTTGCTTTAAAGGAACGCTCTGCTTGTAGACTTCTCAGCTCTTTTAGCTGTTTAGCTAATTTTTCCGCAGCTTCATCTGCTTCTTTCCATCCAGCTGTTAAAGCTTGCCAACGTTTTTCTGCGATTTCTGTGTCAGCGTCAACCAGACTTTGATTAAGATTTTCTATCTCTGCGTCTAAGGCTGCTGCGGCTTCTAATGCAGACTGCACACCTGTTTTTACATCACTTAAGTAAGTTTCACGGCGACGTTTTGTTTCAAGTGACTTAACTGCTTTACGCTCTTCTAATCCTGTTTGAGTCAAACCACGAGCTTCGCGCAATAAATCGTTTTGTTTTTCTAGTTCTTCATTAAGTAATTTTTGTGCTTGCGTAATTGTGTTTGCCGCACGGCGAGCCTCGTCTGATTCAGCGTTTACGCTTTTGAGTCTTTGTTGTCCTTTTGCAAGTAAATTTTCATACTGTTCAACTGTTCCTTGAGTAGCTCGAATAAGCCTCTGTAATTCACTTGTACCCGCAGCCGCATCTTCCGCTAATTGTTTTAAAGCTTTAGATGCATTTATATCTATGTCAGATAGAGCTTCGGAAAGCTGGCCCTCTACTACAGCGGCTAAAGCGGTAAGGCTTACAGCAGCTGCCCCAGAAACACCTTCAAGCGTGCCTATAGAATTTACAAAATTTCGTATGCCTTCAGTTGAATTTAACAAGCTTTGTAGCTTAAATTCAATAGTACCTATAGACTTGGAAATTAAATTTGTTGCATCTGAAGCAGGGCGCAGCCCTGGTACAATTGTCTTAATTACTTGAGGTATATTCGCAAAAGTATCTTGAGTCTGCTGAGCGTTAATACTTATCTGTTTTAGGTAATCATTTAACGCTCCAAGGCCTCCGGATGTAATCTGCGCAACACTTACGCCTTCAACAAGCCTTGCAAAAACTTTTTCAAGCGTATTACCTCTTTGTATTACGTTGTCAATTTCTCGTTCTAAACCCTTTAATACTTTTCCGGGTACAAAAGCCTCGCCTATATTTTTTATGCCTTGCGCAGCCGAAAAAGTATTTTGTATATTGTCTAACTGGCTAGTTAATCTTTTAATCGCCTGCTCAGCTGAACGAGTGTCGGCATTTACCTTGATATTGGCGTTGTAGTCGGCCACTTACTTGCTGCACCAGCGTAAAAACAGTCTACGACGTAAAAAGCCGCCGGGTTAGCGGCGGCGTTTGGCCTTTTCCATGGCCTTTTCTTGATCCTCGTTCAGGATCTGGAAGTAGGCGCTCCAGCCGATCAGCTCTTCGACGGTCATCTTGGTGCGGACTTCGCTAAGGGTTAGTCCCAGCTCTTTGGCGACTCCGAATTGGAGTA